TTGTTCGGTATCTACATCCATTACTTCGTAGCCGATATCTTGTTTTTCAACAATTAAATCTTTTGATGCGTAAGTTTTCATATTTACAAAGTTATATTTTTTTTTATTATTCAAACAAGTCTGCAATCAATCTGCCAATTTGCATTCCTACTGCGTTAGTTAGTATTCCCCAAATCATCCCAACATTGCCTTTTGGTGGGTTATCTTGTAGCTTTAATAACTTTCCGTTTTTATCCCTTTGTGCCTCATATCCTAAAGTACATCGGCAGTTGCAAACATCTCCAGCACTTCCACTTGAATCGCAAGGATGTAGCATTAAGTCAAAACCGCCTTTCTTATTTTGCAGTTTAAATGTCGCATCCATTGGTATTTTAGTGCCATCCATATTTAGGTGGTCAAATTGGTCTCGTGGAATCCTTCTTGTCCTATTGTCTTTTGCTGCAATCCATTCTTTGACAGTTACTAATCCTGTACTTGTTGCACCAACCATTGAACCAATATTGGCAGCCCTTCCTGTTTCCGTTCTTGCTATTAACTCTGCTCTATAATCCGTAATTCCTGCACCCCTCAATAAAACTATTGTTTCAGGTAGTGTTAGATTTTGCTCGGCTGATTGAATTAGGTATCTTCTTATTTGGTCTTTGGTTGTATTCGTGATGTCGGTAGCTAATTGGTCAAGTCCTTGCGTTTGTAAATATTGAAGGATAGTGTAAGCAAACAAATCGGTCTCCGCTGATTTAACCTCTAATGCCTCGTAATGCCCTTTTACAGACCTTTTAACGACCTTACTGCTAATTTGAGCCATCTTTACACCCATAGCCAAATGCAGCTTTTGAATGGTCTTTTTAATGGCTTTATCACTAATTGCGTTATAGTCTAATGTACGACAATAGGTGTTCACCTGATTTTGCAGTTCTTTTTTGAACTTCGGTGAGTATTGCTTTAAAGCGTTGGCATAAAGTTTTTTATAGTCTTGCCAAATCATTTTATGGATTTTGGTCAGGTATATTCAAAGGTTGGAATTGGTCAATAGTTTGCAATCCTGTTGGGATGTAAAGTTTCTCTAATTCTTCGGTAGGAATATAATCAGGCACTTCAATATTCATAATGTCCAACTTTTGCTTTGGGCTAATCCACCACGCTTTATCCAACCATTCGGTTTGTTCGGATTTATTTGCTTCTAATTCTCCAAATACTGAAATGTCATAATCAACATAAAGATTTGTTCCTTTATAACCCCAGTCCGTGTGTAATTTCCTATTAAGGTTTTCAGTCAATGCGTTAAGTAATGGGATGGCACAACGAAGCGTTAATGCCTTTTCCCCTTCTCTTTGATTGTTATAGGTCTTTGAATCGCTATCGTTTAAAAGTTGACTAGGTACTCCGTAGATATTACAAAGTGCTTTTAAATCCCATTTTTCCGATTCAATGATATTAAGTTCAACAGGTGAAAGTCCGATTTGTTTCCAATCTACTTTATAACCTGATACTGCAATTGAGTTAAAGTTAGCTGAACCGCCCTTTTGACTTACTGCGGTTTTAAGTGCTTGTGCCTGTGCTTGTCCACTTGTTGGGTCATAGCGTTCATCATTCATAAATAAAACTCCAGCAGGTCCACCATTTTGAAATGATGCAACGGCAGCGGTTTTAGCTTCGTTACTTCTTGTTAAGTTTTTGGCTGCTGCTCGGAGCGGTGATTGTCCGTACAATTGTCCACCTGTAACTCCCCATTGTGGATTAAAGTATTTATCGTGGAGTATTTCTTTTGTATCAAATGACCACATTTGTCCATAGTATAACTGATATCCAGCCCTTGTTGGGGGGAACACATTGATATTTGCAATAATAGCCATATACTGACTAGGTAAAGCAAATAACTCGTATGGTTTGCCCTGATTATTTCCTGCTTCAATAAGTTTGCCATAAATAAAAGAGTTACCTGTTATCAATTTAAAACCGCACCATTGTTCAACTAAATCACTCCAGCAATCTTCCTCATTAGGATATTTTAGCAACTCGTTTAAGCGTTGGTCTCCTGTGTAAAGTTCGTATGCCTTTTTATGTAATGTCTCAAGTTCTTTTAAGTTGATGTCTTTTTGTGCAGCTAAAGATTTGTATTTCTTTGCAGCCTTTTCATCTACAACCTTGTAAACGTGGAATGGTGCAATTTTAGCTTTGTCGGTAATTAGTTTAATGATTGAGTAAACTATATCGTTTGCTACATATCCATCATCAACAAAACTTCTTTGGTCTGCTCCTTGCCAAGTAACTATACCCCTTTCAATTGCTATTTGGGAGTTCATTGGAATTGTTGGAAATAGTGTGTTAATCTTCTTTTTAGTGAAGATGTCAAATAAACCCATATTATTAGAATTTAAACAAAGTTAAAGAAATTTAAGTTAAAATACACTTACTGCAAATTTAGGTTTTGTCAAGTGAGTAAATACCGCATACCTTGAAGCATCTAAAGCATCATCATTTGCTTTTACAGGTTCTTCAATTACATTATCGTTTTTATCCTTTTTCCATTTGTAAGACATAAATTCCCTTTTAAGATTTTGACTATGAAAGTGAATGTTAATAGGATAAGATTTCATTTTAACTATTCCTGCCCATACATCTTTTTGAGCAGGTTTAATATTAAATCCTTGTCGGTAAAGTTCCTCTATTGATTTGGGTTCTGCTGCATCTGCGTAGATTGTTGCTCGTTCAGGTACTTTCTCTTTTATCAATCTTGTAAGGTCGGATAGTGTAAGCCCGCTTTGATAAATGATTTCCTCAAAGTAGTTTTCCCCTTCGTGATGTGTAACCTTTATTAGTGCAGCTGGATGCACATACCCAAAGTCAAGCCCATAGAATACATCCCCTTCGGGTGCGGTGTCGTATTGTTTCCATTGAGTATAAATAAGTTCTTTTGCTGCACCTCGTTCTCCAAGTCCGTAAACCTTCCACATAAAATCATCAGGTAGGTTTTTATACTGCTCAATGTTTTTTATTTGTGATTCGGATAGGTTTGGCAGGTTATTTAAGTAAGTAGAATGAATGCGTTTGTTTTCAGGATTGTCAGCAATTTCGTAAACCCAATTAACAAAGTCAGCAGGATTCCAATCAAGGAACACCTTACCTGTGGTTCTCATTAGTAATTGGTCGTATAAAGTTCTTTTGATTAAGTTGGCTTCGTTGATGAATAGAACATCCCTTGCTGGTCCTCTTGCCTTGCTTTCATCTTCTAATCCGAATAGTTCAATGTAAGACCCATTTGGGTAAGTGTATATAAAATCCGAAAAGCTAAAGTCATTGTCTTGCCATAAACCCCAATTCTCCATTATAGATTTAAAATCCCTATAAACTCCACGCTTGATATGTGGAAGGGAATGCGAAACAATTGAAATCCTAGTCTTTGGATTGTTGTAGGCTATCTCAATTAGTAACTGAACAATGGAATAAGACTTTGAACTCCTTGTGCCACCTTCATTGCAAATGACAGGATAGTTGCCTTCGTATGCTCTTTTGTTGGCAAAGAATACAGGGGTTGCATTAATCTTCAATTGGTTTGCATCGCTCATCTTCTTGTATTACTATTTGAACGCTACCTTGAATGTTTGCGTTAATGTCGGTTGTTTGTTTTGCTCTGCCTTCTAATCGGTCAAGTATTTCCTGATAAGCCCTTAAATCGGATTTCATTGCCTTTGCAATTATCTTCATATCTAACTGTTCAGCTATTGTAAACTCCTCATCTTCACCTGTAACAGGGTTACGCACTTTGGTAACAAGTTCAAGTAAACGCAGTAAACGAGTTCTTGAATTAGGAACTCCTTTAGGTCTGCCATTAGGGTTTGCAACTTCCCCTTTTTTAAATGGGGTTAAATTTTGTTCATTAGCCATAATCTCACTATTGTTTCACTATTTTACAAAGTTACACCACAATTCGGACAAGTCGTACCTCCGATGGCATTGTCCTTTGGTTGTTCTATATCATTTGCGAATGCTGGTATGTCTAATCCCCAATTATCTAAATCTTCAATGTTCCATTCGTTTGCCAATAAATCAAAATCCCAATCGCCTGTGCTAACATTATCACGAACAATAAATTGCTTTTTTTGTTCTTCGGTTAAGTTGTTAGCGTGAATAACAGGAACATCGGTAAGACCAGCTTCTATACAAGCACGATACCTTTGGTTACCACCTAAAATGACATTTTTTTCATCAATAACTATTGGGCGAAGATTAAGCATTTCAGGAAACTCCTGAATAGACTTAACCAATAATTTGAATTTTGCATCACGACAAATTCTAGGATTATTTGGGTTTGGTTTGATTTCGTTTATTAACATTATCGGTTTTTAGTTGGTGTTCTTATAGATGCTGATTTAATAACATTATTTATAATTAGATTATTGTAGCCAATTTCTTTTTTACACTTGCATTTGATGGTGTGTTCCTTTATGGAACTTTGCCAAACATAGTCCTCAATAATTATTCCACATTTGCACTTGTATTCTCTTTTACAAAATGTATCTTTCATTATCCTTGTCGGTTATATGGTTTTGTTGGTTTGTCTTTCGGTCCGTTACTTTTTTTGTACTTACCTTTTTTTCTTGTGCCAAAGTTTACCTTCCCAGCTGCGTTAAGTTTCGCCATTATAATATTTGTTTTTTATACCATTTATCGTATTCCTGCAAATATACTTCTCTTGCTTGTTCTTTTGTATCAAAATAACCTAGCCATTTTCTATATCCATCAAATTTTACCTCCGAACCAAATTTATTATTTAAATCGTTGTAAGAAACACCTTTCAGGTCAGTACGTTTATTTCTTCTATGATTTTGATTATCAAATAACATATTTTGTATTCTAGTACACCAACGTAAATTTTCAATCCTGTTATCAGTTTTTACTCCGTTTATATGGTCAACGTGTGGGTATTTATGCGGATTAGGTATAAAGTGTTCAGCTACTAAACGATGCACCATTGTCTTTTTTCGTTTATTGTGCTTTGTTAAACTTACACGATAATAGCCATTTTCTATATTTAAAAATTGCTTTACCTCGCCTCCTAAAGTTCCTTTTCTTGGCAATGAAATTACTTTTAAATCATCCGTAATTACAAATAAGCCTTCATAACCTTTTATTGGTGTCATTGTTGATATTTTTGAATTATGTCATTTAATTCAGTCCTATCCCATTTTTTAATACGTTTATTTATAGCTTCATTTTCCAATTCCAAAATTGCCTTATGCCCTATCCTATCAACCAAGCCAATTCTATACATTGCCAAATTACCATACTTATACATATTACAAGCGGGACATTGCAAATGTACGTTAAATTCATTAAATCGCAATGCAGAAAAGCCTTTCACACTAAAATAATGCCCTGCTTGATTACCATTGTTACTTCCACAACTTATGCAAGGCAAACCTTCATCTCTAGTCCTAATGTAGCGGTTAAATATTTGTTGAGCCTTTGCGGTTAATCTTGGTATTGATTGTAAAGCCATAATGCAAAACTAGGGATTAACTTGTACACGAACAACTAAATGCTGGACTTAAATCGGTAAGGTCTTGCCCTTTAAATAAATCGTTTTGTGCGTAGTTTAGTAATTGTTTGTAGGTTGTATCTCCAAAGTATGTATGTCCTTTACCTTTTAATTTGCTCAATTCCTCATCTTCAATCCATTCGGTTGCTAATTCAGGATATGACCTTAAAATATTTATTACTGCATTTTTACCTTTAAGAAAACATAAAGTGCAGTTTCCTAATATAGCTGGAATTTCCAAAGTGTAAGGTTTTTTACTCCAATAGTCATTAACTTGTGCCTTATCAATACCTTGTTCGTATAAAGGGAATACAGGATATATGTAGGCTTGTCGTTTCTCATATCCCTTTACCCTTCGTTCCTCATCTGCCCTAAATCCTACCATCCACTCATAATCTTGTTTTCCGTAGTTTGCCCTTAACCATCTTTTAGCGGTTTTAATCTTTAGTTCAATGGTGCATTCCCTTTTAACTCTATTAGGTATTAATCTCCATTTCTTATGCTCCAGCATTCCTCTAAATCCGCCTTCATAACTTATTCTTGTTACAGGTATATTTTCGTATGCCTCAAAGTCATTTATAAATTTATAAGTCTTTGGATGCTCTCTACCTGTGTCAGCAAATAAAACAATATCCCCTTCACGATAGTTCATTATTGTCATCAATGCACTTGTCTTGCCTCCGCTAAAATTTATTACTCTTTTCATTTTATTGTTCTAAATATTATAATTCGGTCTTTATGGGTAAATCGTTTCTTATTAACAGGGTTTAAGGATTGTTTAATTTGGTATTCATTTACTCCTGTTATTCTTTTAGCGTAGGATATGGATTTAAATATTATTTCTTGTTTTGTGTCTAGGTATATCATTCTCACTTTTTGTGCGTTTTCTGCTCCGTTCATATAATTAAAGTCAATTGTTTTTTAAGGTCTAATTCATCAATAACATCATTCAAATCAATAATATCAATTTCGTATAAATCTGCCTTTGTTTCAAATGTTGTTCCGTTACTCCTTTCTCGTATTGTTCCTTTAGGAAAATACTTTCTTTTGTTAATAAATTCTTGTTTTGTTACCCAGCCACAAATTGTAAGTACTTTATTTGATTTGTTATAACTGCAAAATATGTAACCTTCAGGATTAAAATAGTCCTGTAATGCAATAAAGTTATTTGTATAATTAGGCTTTACGCTTGTAGTTCTGCCCATTGTTTTTACATCTAAACTTATTGAGCCAAAAATATTGGTATAAACTATATCAATTCCATTATCAAATCCATCATTTCCGTTTATATGTCCTAATTGGAATAATTCCATTACTACACTTTGACCAATAATACCTGTAAGTTGTTGTTCTTTATTACCATTTGCGGTGCTTCTTTGACCAAAATTGTATTTATCAATTTGTTGTTCGCAATGTTCTATAATGCTATTTTTTACTTGAATATCAAACATTTTTTAATAGTCGTTTTAATTCGTAGTAAATGTCAAATGTTACCAATATGGTAATGGCAAGGATAAAGCCTATAAATATCCTTGTAAATTCAATTGTCAGTTTAAACAGTTCTTTCATAGTTGGTTATTGTAGTGCATCATTAATGAATATTTTTTGCATTGCTGGGTCATTGTTTCATCGTTAATTAACATATCATTTGCTTTTTTCGCCTGTGCCAAAAAGAATAATCTAACTCTTGCCTTTATATCATCTCCTTGTTCTTTTGATATTTTAATCATTTTGCGTTTCCACATATAATCAAATACTTGGTGATTAATAAACCTAAAGTCTTTTCTAGTTGATTTATCCCACCATTCCTTTTCATCCTTAATAGCTTGTTCTTCATTTATGTAGTTGTGAGCAGTTGGCTCAATCTTTGGTTCAATCTTTTGTCTTACCTGTACTGCAATCTTTTTGTAGGCAGACATTACCTCACCAATTAATTTGGGGTTAAATATGATATGTTTTTCAACTGATAACTTATCTGCTGCTAACATTTCAAATGCGGTTTTTAATTCCTTTAGTTTGAATATTCCGTAATTATCCATTACAAAATCAACTATAAAGTCAAAGTCATCCATTGCTGGTGTTTGTGTTCCGCTTAATTGTAAACAGGTTTTAAGTACCTCTTTTACTTCTATTTTTGAGCATTTAC